CTAAATCTCTAGCAAGATTAACTCTTTCTCTCATCATCTCACTATTTTTTAATTCAGCAAAATATCCATCTTGTAAAAAACTATATGTTATATCGTTTTGTAAACTATCCCATTCTTCAGGACTAATTACACCTTTTAAAACAAGTTGTGTTTTTAAAAGATCATGGAATAACATAGTAAATTTCTTTCTTAATCTGCCTATGAATTTAGTAAACTTAACTTCATCTCTACTAATTTCAGCTGCACGACCTAGATTAAAACCTGAACCACTTTCTAATCTACTAATAGGCACATTTAAAGAACGATATAGTTTTCTTTGGAAGTATTCTATATCTTCTATTTGTCCTAGATTTTGACCACCAGGTAAAGTAGTGATTTCTGTACCTCTACCACCTTCTCGTCTTGGTAACCAAAAGTCTTCTAACATAGACATGTATTGTCTATCGTCTCTTATCTCACCTGTACTTGCGTCATATACAAGTTTGTTTCTATATCTGTTCATTACATCTTTTAGGTATTGCTCTGCCTTTTGTTTAGGTAAGTTACCTACATCAATGTAAAAAATTCTTCTTTCAGGCGCTCTGGATATTCTGTATATTACAATACTATCTTCAATCATTCTTAATTGATTGACAGGTTTGATTGCCTTATGTAAGTGTGATAGTATCATGTTTCTTTGTTGGTCTATCATACCACTAGGACAAAATGCGATACTATCTTTACTAATCGCTAAACCTTGTGTCGAACTTGCACCTGGTTGTACACCTTTTTCATTGTAGATATAAAATTCTTCAAACTCTACAACTGGTGGTCTATTAGGATCCTTAGGTTTGAAAGTTTGGTCGTCTGTCTTTTTAGGTTTTCTAACTTTCTTAATTTTTCTAGGATCAATATATCTTATTTCTGTAATACCATCTTTGATATTTTTAGGGTCTATAATTTTATGATAGACTATTCTACCATCAACATACCATCTACGAAATATGTCATGCCCTTTTTGTTCAAACTCCAATAACGAAAGAATATTGTTAAATTCTTCTTCTATCTTTTTTTTGATTGATGTTGAAAAAGGTACGCTGTGCATGTTCAGACGGATTGTTTCTCTATTGTCATCAATGACTATTGCTTCATTGATAACATCTTCAATCGCCTGGTCACACTCAGGTTGCATTGCAACCTCTCTATACCTTCTGATTAAGTCTGCCTCGTTATTTACTTTTCCTTCTATATCTAAATAAGTGCCGTAATGACCGCCACCCATAATCGTTTGTACACCATCATCTGCTGTTGGTGCTGTAAACGTTTGACTGTTGGAAGTCTTACTTGCTCTTTTGATTTCGAAGCCAAAAAACTCTGCCACTACATTCTCCTTTTCATTTTATTATTATTTATGGCGCCACAAAAGCAGCGCCATAAACTTCACAACATTACGTTGTAGTGTTTGATTCCCAATATTGGTATCTCCATGTACATTCAAATGTCTCTAACGTACTAACTTGGTCATAATTTAAGTCAACTTGACCTACAGTTAAAGGAAATAATCCTCTAAATGTATAAGACTTAATGTTATTACCATTTCTATCTAAGTGGTCAACAAATGCGTCCACTTGATAGTCAGTTGGGTTGTTAAGACCTTCGTTGTCGCTATGGTTGTTAATACCATTTGACCATCTTTCAATAGCATTTCTGATATCAAAAGAAGTATCGTTGATGATAGTTGTTGTCCAAGTTTGGAACGTTCTATCACCCGCCATGTATATTGGTCTACCTCTAAAGTTAACGGTTAATTCACCTAACTCAGAACTAGGCAACTGAGTAGCTGAACATAAAAACGCCATGTTTTCTGTTTCGCCACCTACAGCTGCGAAACCAGGGAAAGGCATAGTTACCTTAAACTGGTTTTGTCTTGCTCCGCCGCCTTTTAATTTAGAGACGAAATCTGATACGTTTGCCATTTTCTATCTCCTTTCTATGCGCCTGCTACTTCAGAAAAGGCAACGCCTGTTCTTGTAGCAACGAAGTTAAGTTTAATGAAGTTAATAGAACGATTTGGTTTGATAAAGATATCAGCAACAAATTCGTTTCTATCTATAACCGCACTAACATTGTTTGTTTCATCACATACTACTTTAAAGTCTGTGATACCTCTTCTACCTTGTATGTCTCTAAGGAAAGGTTCTACCAAGTTTCTGAAATTCGCTCTAGTGAACTCATCATTGAACTCAAAGAGTTGGAATTTAGCAGCAGTTGATATTGCTTTCTCTAAAGTTAAGAATAAACGTCTAACGTTAATTCTATCAAATGCACTAGGTTTAGACTGAGCAGTCTTATCACCAAACAATACAGTACCTTGTCCTGGGAATGTTACCACAGGATTTACTCTTGCTTTGTATAAGTCGTCTCTTTGTGTCTGGTTAGGATCAAAGGCAAGTTTAACTGCGCCTCTAATCTGACCTCTAGTGAATCCAGCAGGTGAGAAGAATGGGTCAGCAACTGTATCTGTTCTAGCACATAAACCTGCAATGTCACCGTTTAATGGAACAAATCTGTACACACCATTGTATTTGTCGTACATGTATTTGTAACCACTATCAATAACTGCATATGAACTAGAAGGAAGACCATCAGCAAATGCTTTGACATTAACTGTTTGTGCAATAGGATCGCTTACGTTTACAACGTCTGCTCTTGCAGGCGAAATAAATGCTACACAATCTTTTCTTGCCTCAACTATGTCAATAACTTTAGTTGCTTTTGTATCTCCAGTTGCATCAGCACCTGTTTGAGAAGGACCTGTCATAAGTAAGTTTACTTCAACAGAAGCGCTATCGCCAAACTTATCATAACCCAATGCTAACTCAGCGTTTGTTGGTGCGTTATCGTCCGTACCACCTGCTAAACTAGAACTGAATACTGATATTGATTGTGCGCCTACATTGTCAAATGTTTGACCTACTTTTGAACTACCTGCGTTTGCTAAAGTACCCTCATGGTCCATCCAGTAAATATATTGACTTCTATTGTATAGAACATCAACATAATAGTTGGAATCACCTTGAGCATCTTTAGCGTCTGACGCTTGTGATAATCCTTCAAATGTTTCTAATATAGTACCTGCTGTGCCTGAGATACCACCGTCTTCATCTACTATTGCAATATGTAACTCGTCATTAGAACCACCTGCGTTTGAAACATCATCTGTAGTTGTTGGCGCAGCTGAGAAGTTGAAATAATATTCCCAAAATCTTCTAAAGTATGCGTTGTCAGCTACAGCATGTCTTAAACCACCTGTTTCTGTTTTACCAGAAGCAGGATCAAATCTTGCGATTGTTAATGTTCCTGATGAATTTGCTGTTACTTTGTAATAGTGTCCTGAAGGAGCTGCATTAAAGTTACCAGAGATATCTCCAAACTCGATAATGTCACCTACTTGGATCTTGTCTCCACCACCATCATCTATTGTGATAGCAGTATCGCCAATTGCCGCTGAAGCGTCATTAACAAGGTTTGAACCACCGCCGTTACTTGTATATGCATTGGTATTAGTACACATAGATACTTTTAAGTTGTTGCCATGTGTTCCTGCTTCTCTCGCTATCCACGAACCTACAGAACCAGAACCATCGCTATAATTGTCTAAGTAGTCAGTCGTATTCTTAATCTGTAAACCTGAACCGCCAGAAGCTGCGTTAAGATTTCCAGTAACTGCTCTTACTACCCTTAGGGCATTTCCGTATTGTAAAAAGTTGGCTGCCGTAAAAAAATATTCAAAAGTATTAGCGTCTGGTTGACCAAACTTGCTAACATATTCATCTTCGCTTGAGATTAAAGTAACCTCATCCATTGGACCTTTCTCACTAACTACAACTAAACCACCAATAGATGATGATACAGCTGGTACTACGTTAGTAAGGTCTTTTTCTGTTACGAGAACACCAGGTGAAACTAAAAAAGCCATCTTGTTTTCTCCTTATTAATTAATATATTAATTTGTAATCTGTTAATTACACTTCTATTTATAAAACGCAAGATTTACCAACCTTTCTTGTATTTGACAGGTGACCATGTAGTACCATATGGGTCTTTGTAGGTCTCAGTTTCTGGACTTTCTATACCGTCATCTACAAAACCAAACGGCGCCATGTCTTGTTCCATTGCGTTTTGTTGTTCATCTACTAGTCTAGCACGAATGTCCTGGTCTGTCAACTCTTTAAAATAAGTTTGATTTGACAACCAAGCAAACATCACTAAACAAGTAACTAAATCATCACTAGAACCTTCTTCCGCCTCGTACTTTTCTTTACCTTTTAATATATAAGTTGACAACTCAGCAATAATATCAAAATCATTTATCAGCAACTTATCTAATTCTATCATAGTCTTCAGGTTCGAACATCCTATTTTTTTAGTCGCTTTCGTTGTTCTAAGACCTAGTTGAGATTTTTTGCCACTAAATCCTGTACCTGCTATCTGACCTGCACGACCTCTTTGATTGACCATAATCAGATTGTCATACTCTAAATCAAACTGCAAGGTGTCTGCAACTTGACCACCTATATCATTTACTTCTACAAGTACCTCTGCCATATTATATGCTTTTGCAATTTTAAGTATAGTTTGTGGAAAGAGTAAAGGTTTGATTTCATTGTTCTTATACTTTGCAACTACTCTATATGGTATTTGTGTTGCGTCTATAACAACAAACGCCGAGTTATCATTTACTGTACCTCTTGCTACGTCAACTGTCATTACATATCTACGACCTTTTTGTGGCATTTCATGTATATCTAAACCTGCGTTAGATTGTATAGGTGAGTTATGTGATAATACTCTTAACTTAGAACTATTAATAAGTGTATCTACAC